TCCAAGCGTGCGCCTCTGCGAAATGAACACGATTTGTGAAACACGTTTGTTGATTGATGCCACAACCACCGTGCGTACAAACGTTGCCAATGTTTCCGTGCTACCGTGGCGACATGGCTACCGCTGGCAGAAAACCGAAACCAGTTGAGCAGAAAATCCGCCTTGGTAATCCTGGGCAAAGGAAGTTGCCGCCATTGACCGCAGTAACACCGTTGCCGCAGGCTGTGACCGAGGTTCCTGAGCCACACCGTCCGTTGATGGCAACCAAGTCTGGTGGTGTTGGTGCAGGTCGTCAGTTGTGGAACATGATTTGGCAAAGCGGTTCACCGTGGTTGAGACAGGAGACAGACACCGAGTTGGTGATGCTTGTTTGTGAGCAGACCGATGAACGGACGTTGTTGCGTGACAAGATGTTCCGTCACGGTTTGGAATGGCGTGAGCGTGCCGCTTTGCGCATGTTGGAGAAACAGATTGCGCAGAACTTGGCGCAACTTGGATTCACACCTACTGACCGAGCAAGACTCGGTGTGACTGGTGTGCGTACTGATGGATTGCAGGAGTTCCGTGACCGTGTCGCAGCGAAGCGCACTACTGCCTAAGAAGGCGTGGCAACCAACGTATTTTGTTCCTCGTCGGAATGATTTGAGTGACGGTGATTTGGTTGCTCAGTTTGCGGAACAATGGTTGACAGTAACCAAAGGCACTCGTGCAGGCGCATCGTTGGAGTTCGTGGAGTGGCAACGATGGTTGCTTGGTGCCTTGTTGGAACGGCGTGATGACGGACGTTTGAGGTTTCGCCGTGCGTACATTGGTTTGCCACGCAAACAAGGAAAGTCTCTCATTGGTTCTGCTGTTGCCTTGTACGGTCTGTTTGCAGGTGAAGCAGGTGCAGAGGTCTATTCCGCCGCAGGCGACAGGCAACAAGCACGCATTGTGTTCAATGAAGCGAAGCAACAGATTGTCCAATCACCGATGTTGTCGGCGGAGTGCAAGGTGTACCGAGATGCCATTGAAGTGCCTCGTTTTGGTGCTGTGTACCGAGTGTTGTCCAGCGACGGCAAGTTGCAACAAGGATTGAACCCATCAATGGTTGTGTTTGACGAGTTGCACGTCCAACGCAACAGCGATTTGTGGGACGCATTGACGCTCGGCTCAGGCGCACGAGTTGACCCAATCGTTATCGGTATCACCACCGCTGGTTTTGACTTGGACACACTTGCAGGGCAGTTGTACAACTACGGCAAGTCCGTCGCCGCCAACGAGATTGTTGATGATGCGTTTGGTTTCTATTGGTGGGAAGCACCACCAGATTGCCGCATTGATGACCGCAAAGCGTGGCGCACAGCCAATCCGAATCTTGCGCTTGGTCTGTTGGACATTGAGGACATGGAAGTGTCGTCACGTCAGACCAGCGAAATGTCGTTCCGCCGTTTTCGTCTGAATCAATGGGTGCGTTCCCAAGAATCATGGTTGCCAGTTGGTGCGTGGGAACGTCTGGTGGATTCCATCAACATCACCACTACTGAGGAGTGCTTTGTTGGCATTGACATGGCATTGAAACACGACAGCATCGCCATCGTTCTCGTGCAACCAAAACCTGACGGCAAGTTCCACACACAAGCAAAGATTTGGCACCCAGACATGGAAGGCATTGACATTGCTGATGTTGAAGCCCATCTGCGTGACCTGCACAACCGATACAACGTCAAGGAGTTTGCTTATGACCCTGCCTTTTTCCAACGAAGCGCCGAAGCATTGATGGACGATGGACTGCCAATGATTGAGTTTCCACAATCATCACAACGCATGATTCCAGCCTGTGGCACTGCGTATGACCTCATCGTGCAATCACGAGTCGTTCACGATGGCTCACCAATGTTCACAGACCAAGTGTTGAGTGCCGCACAACGCATGACAGAAAACGGGTGGAGATTGAGCAAAGGAAAATCACGCCGCAAGATTGACGCCGCCATTGCAATGTGCATGGCACTTGACCGTGCAACACGTCGCTCAATCAGTACGCCAACGCCTACGATTGCCTCGGTATGGTGAATCCATGAAACAGCGAATCATCATGCTCGTGGAGATTGTTGGCGGATTAGTCGCATGCGTGGGAGTCGGTATGTACAGCACAGCCGCAGGTTTGATTACGGCAGGCACGCTGATTGTTGTTGCATGCGAGGCTAACTCGTGAGCCTGTTCCGTCCTGCCGAACGCCGTGGACTGCCAACGTCCATTGACCCGAACCAACTCACGGCACGTCCAATCTTTGGCAACTACTCAGGCGAGATTGTTGACGAGTTCACAGCGTTCACGTCATCTGCTGTTGCCGCCGCAGTCACGTTGCTCGGAGATTCCATAGGCACAATGCCTCTTGATTCATACCGTGACCGCAGTGGACGTTGGGAAAAACTGCCACGTCCAACCGTGTTCGTGCGTCCGAACTCTGACCAGTTGATGTTTGAGTTCATACAGCAAACCGTCATCACAATGGCATTGCATGGCACAGCGTTCTGGTGGTGTCCACGTCAAGGTTTGTATCCGTTGGAACTGCGCAACATTCACCCGTCCAAAGTCATCGTGAAAACAGAACCCGATGGCACACGTCTCTACAAAGTCGGACGTGAAGTGTTTGGCTCGGACACCATTCAGCAAATCAACTGGGTGATTCTGCCTGACCAAGCACGTTCAATGTCGCCCATTGACGTGTTGCGCAACATCGTCGGCACGGACATTGCAATCAACAGATTCCTTTCGGCGTGGTACGGCGATGGCGGCACTCCTGGCTCTGTTTTGGAAACTGACCAACAGTTGACAGTGGAACAAGCACAAGTGTTGCGTGATACTTGGGTGGACACGCACTACAAACGCCGCCGTCCAGCAGTTTTGACAGGCGGATTGAAGTGGAAGGCAATCACAGCATCAGCCGCCGACATGGACACAATGGCGCATCGTGAACAGATTGTCCGAGAGATTGCACGCTTTTACCGAATCCCGTTGCACATGATGAACGGAACTGGCGGAGATTCACAGACATACCAAAACGTTGAATCCGCTGGAATCCAGTTTGTACGTCACACGTTGTTGCCGTGGATGCGCCGATTGGAAGATGCGTTCTCCGATTTGATGCCAGCCAATCAACATGTTCGTTTCAATGCTGATGAGTTCATGCGTGCCGACTTGTCAACTCGTGTTCGTGCCGCACAGGTGCAGATTGCATCAGGCATGTTGACACCGAACGAAGCACGCCACATTGAAGGACGTGAACCGTTTGAGGGTGGCGACAAGTTTGTGCTGAACTTGCCTGGTGCGCCGATGGCTGGAACGCCTGACTTGCCGTTCCTCGGAACAGATGGAGAACCGCCCGAATGAAATCCACGCAAGTAACTGTCGGCACAACGCCAACTGTCATCGTCAACCCTGATGACCAAAATCGCTACATCTATTTGCAGATTGTGAACAGCGCAACTGTCTATGTTGGCGATTCAACTGTTACTACCAGCAACGGCATGCCCCTTGAAAAGCATTCCGCCCCACATGAAATCTTTTTGCCATTGAAGCAGACCATGTACGGCATAGTGACCTCACAAGTTGGCACAGGCGACCTGCGGATAATGACTCCGGACGTTGACTGATGCCATACGGAATCTCCGAGAATCAATCCGACTGCAATGGTTGGGCAATGGTCAAACAAAATGCTGATGGCAGTTTGGAGACTCTTGCGTGTTACACGAACAAACAGGAAGCGATTGATTACATGATTGCCGCATCACTCGGTGAGGACATGGAACCTGTTGGTGAGATTCGTGCCGCCGTTGACCTATCTCCACCGCAATACATGCGTGATGCCGCCCGTCTCGGCTTGAAGTACCACGAGGAAGGACTGTCAGGCGACGGCATCGTGGCACAAACAGTGGAAGATGCTCGCAAAATGGTCGCAGGAACAGTGACAGAGGAGAAATGGCGCAAGATTGCGCCGTGGATAGCACGTCACCTGTCAGACTTGGACGCAATCCAAGGCGATGAAATAACAGCAGGACTTGTTGCTCATTTGTTGTGGGGTAGCGACGGCACCAAAGAAGGCGCAAGACGAACGATGAAATACGCAGAACAGGTGGTGAGTCAGTTGGACGCACAGAAAGAGAACAACGAGGCACGACAGTTGCCGCCGAGTTATCGTCCTGCCGACAGTGAGGACGTTCCAGAGGGTCGCAACTGTGGCAACTGTGAATACTTTGATTCCGAATCTGGCATGTGTAGTGCCTTCAATGAGACGGTCAAAGTGGAGTATTACTGCGACCGTTGGGAACCCATTGAATCTGACGATGACGTGGAAGCAACAGATGACATTGCCACTGACGGTGGCATGGCAGTGATGGGCGACATGGACATGGAGATGGACAGCCGCACAAACGGTTGGGTGGTTTCAGAACGTGAGAACAGGTCTGTGGCATACAGCAATCTGGAACTCCGTGCCGCCGCCGATGGCAAGACGCTCGTTGGTTATGCCGCCGTGTTTGATTCTCCGTCCGAACCGTTGCCGTGGACTGAGTTTGTGCGTCGTGGCGCATTTACAAAAACCATCAAAGACGGTGCAGATGTTCGCCTGTTGATTGACCATGAAGGCGTGCCGCTTGCACGCACTCGTTCAGGCACGTTGTCTCTTTATGAGGACGAGGTTGGTTTGCGCATTGAAGCATCGTTGGACGAAAACAATCCCGATGCCGCAAAGGTCATGAGCGCACTGCGTCGTGGCGACCTTTCGCAAATGTCGTTCGCTTTCCAAACGGTCAAAGACTCGTGGAGTGATGACAAGCGCACTCGTGAACTCAAAGAGGTTCGCCTGTATGACGTGTCCGTTGTGACGTACCCTGCCTATGAAGAAACTGTGGCTGAGTTGCGCAACAGAAACAACACGCAGGCTGATACCGTCACCGATGTAGCACCGATTCTGTTGCGTAAGCGTCAGATTCAGTTGCGACAGGCACAAGCCGAAAACTAGCCGCCACACGGCACTAGCAACTTCACTTGGCACAGCAAACACCAACCACTCACCACAAGGGAGAAACCCAAAATGGCAATGTCCGAGAAACTCATTGAGAAGCGCAACGCTTTTCTCGCTGAGGCTCAGGCAGTCGTTGATGCCGCCGAGGCAGAAGGACGTGACCTGACCGCAGACGAGGACAAGGCAATCGCTACCTCACTCCGTTCCGCCGCAGAACTGGACGACAGCATCAAGAC